AATTCTTTATTCTAAGCCGTATGCGGTAGGAATGAAATACTACTCTTTGCCTGATTACCAAGGTGGGTTACCTTATGCAAAGTTAGAAGAAGAAATTGCTGATTATTTAATTAACGAAGTTCAAAACGGTTTTTCGGGAACTAAAGTAGTAAACTTCAATAACGGCGTACCAACTGAAGAACAACAAAGCATAATTAAAAGCAAGGTGTTAAGCCAGTTAACGGGTTCGAGGGGACAAAAAGTTATTGTAGCTTTTAATAACAACCAAGAAAGTAAAACAACGGTAGACGATTTACCGTTAAACGATGCGCCCGAGCATTACACTTACTTAAGTGAGGAATGCGTAAAGAAAATTATGTTAGCGCATAACGTTACTTCGCCACTTCTTTTCGGTTTAGGTTCGGCAAATGGTTTTAGCTCAAATGCTGATGAGTTACGCAACGCACAAGTGTTATTTGAAAACATGGCAGTTAAGCCAGTACAAGATCAAATTATAGATTCATTTGAAACTATTCTACATTATAACGGAATTACTTTAAAATTATATTTTGAAACGTTAAACCCGCTTGATGCTGCTGGAGATTTAACTACAAATAACGATAAAAAACGCTTGTTAGATTCAATAAATAATTTAAGTCCTTTAGTAGCAAACAAAGTAATTGAAACGTTAACGCCTAATGAAATACGTAGTATTGTAGGTTTACCACCTGAACAAGGCGGTAGTGATTTAGCACCCGAATTATTAAGCAAAGATTTTAAAATAGCTGAAGCGTTAATTAATTTAGGCGAAGACGAACCCGAAAACTCGATTCTAATAGACGAATACGAAGTAGACTATGACAACGACGACAAAGAGAACGAAACGCTTTCTAAAGAGCCGAAACAGTCCTTTTTAAGCAGATTAGTAAACTTAGTTTCAACGGGCGACAATAGACCTAATATAACAAGTAAGCAAGACGAAGTAATTGAAGGTATTAAATTCATAACTCGATACGTTTACGCTGGTGCTATAAATGCGGAACGCGAATTTTGTAGAGAAATGATGGAGGCGAATAAGATTTACCGTAAAGAAGACATTATAAAGATGGGTTCGCAAGTAGTTAATGAAGGTTGGGGACCAAAAGGTGCTGATATTTATTCTATTTGGTTCTACAAAGGCGGCGGTAATTGTCATCACCGTTGGAATAAAAGGGTTTACGCTACATTTAGCGGCAAAGCAATAGACGTTAATAGCAAAGAATTAAAAAAAGTAGCGGTAAAGAAAGCTGAAAAACTTGGATACGTTGTAAAGAATTCGGAGTTAGTAAGCAAGCGCCCTGTTGATATGCCTAATTACGGTTTTTTACCAAGTAACCCGCAACCTAAACGAGAAATAACAAGATAATGGCTGAAGCTTTACTCATAACACGACAAGACGTTGTTAAATTCACTGCAATGAATGGCAACGTAGATACGGACAATTTTATTCAGTACGTCAAAATAGCGCAAGACATTCATATTCAAAATTACTTAGGTACTGATTTACTTGAAAAACTAAAAGCTGAAATTATTTTAGCGGCTTCAGGAATACCGACAGCGATTACAATTGTAAATGGTGGAACTGATTATGTTGATGAGGATAATGTACCTACTGTTGACGGCACAGGAACGGGTTTAACGGTAGATATTTTGCAAAGCGGTGGTATTATAACAGATGTTACACTTAACGAAGCTGGAAGCGGTTATTTAATAGGAGATATTTTAAGAGTAGACCAAAATGGTAATGGTGACGCTGAAATTGAAATAGAAGCTTTGTATTCTATTCCTACAAACTATAAAAACCTTTTAGTTACGTATGTAAAGCCGATGCTTATTCATTGGGCAATGGTTGAATATTTGCCTTTTGCGGCTTATACAATAGCGAATAAAGGGGTTTATAAACACAATTCGGAAAACGCTACTAACGTTGAAAAAGTAGAAATTGATTTCTTAATAGAAAAAGAGCGTTCAATAGCGCAGCATTATACTGAAAGATTTATTGATTATATATCATTTAACAACGATTTATTTCCTGAATACAATAGTAACTCAAACGGGGATATGTACCCCGATACAAATAACAATTATACTGGCTGGTATTTATGAAGAACTACAAACCAAAAGACGAAAACATAAAGAAATTATTAACGTATTTAAGTAAGCAAAATGGCAAACGTAAAGATAAGTCAATTAACGGCAAAGGGAAGTAATTTAGTTGCTTCGGATAGGTTTGCAATTGCTGAAGATGCTGGAGGCGGAACGTTTGCAAGTAAATACATTACGGGAGCTGAAATAGTAACTAAAAATATTAACACTTATTCGAGTACGTTAAACAATTTAGTTTTAGCTGATGCGAACAAAATTATTAAAGTAGATAATAATTCTGCTAACGATTTAAGAATACCAACAAACGCAAGTCATGCTTTTCCAATAGGAACGGAAATAATTGTAATTCAGTATGGTACGGGTCAAACTACGGTTGCACCAACTGCGACTGTAACAATGCGAAGTAACGGAGGGAAAAATAAACTTTTGGCACAATATGCACAAGCAACGTTAATAAAGATAGGAACTAATGAATGGGTTTTATCTGGAGACATAACAACTTAGAAAAATGGCAAATGCAAATGGATGGGGCGACGGTGCTTCAAATAATAATATAGGCTGGGGAAAAGGTGCTGATAACGCAATAGGTTGGGGAGATATACACGCTGATAGCTGGTCGGGTTTAACGGATATTTCAGGACTACCTACAACAGACCCCGATGCTCAAGCATTCATTACAGCGGCCGCAATAACAGACCCTACTCAACAAAGTGCTATTAATACTTTGGTAGTTGATTTGAAAGGTTATTTACTTTGGACTCCAATAAAGGCTTTATATCCTTTTGTAGGGGGTACGGCTTCACAACATAAGTTTAATTTAAAAAATCCTTTAGATACTGATGCTGCATTTAGATTAGTGTTTAATGGAGGTTGGACGCATTCAAGTACGGGTGCTTTGCCAAATGGCACAAACGGTTATGCGGATACTTATTTAGTTGCACAAGGTACGCTTGGATTAAACTCAACAAGCTATGGCGTTTATTCAAGAACAAATGTAGATAGAAACGCTCCATCAATTGGTAATGTTACAGGAGCTGCGCCAGCAGAATGTTCTTTATGGTTAAGAAGTTCAAACACTGCATTTTTAAGGGTAAATAATTCAACAAATGCAAGTCAAGCAAGTACAGATTCAAGGGGTTTATTTATAGCAAATAGAGCAAATTCAACACAAATTAATTTACAAATAAGAGGAACGCAATATACTTATAGTAATAACAGTAATTCTCTTTCGACAAATGCTTTTCAATTAGGAGGTGTAAATCCTAACTTTTTTGATAATAAACAACTTGCCTTTGCATTTATAGGTGACGGTTTAACAGCTCAAAATATGACTGACTTAAACACAGCGGTTATAGCATTTCAAACAGCATTAAGTAGAAACGTATGAAACTAAATGAACTAACAGTAGAACAAAGAACAACTTATGTAGGTTTACTTACAGAGGTACAAAAAGACGAATTAGTAGGACAATTATATGCACCAGATTCTTACTTTAATCCTATTCAGGATGCCAATGATAATTGGATTATTTCAGTAGAAGAAATGGATCAATGCGTTAACCCTGATTATCTTTGGGTTAAAGACCTTGACTTAATACCTTACGAACCAAAACCAACCCCACCACCTTTTGAAAATTAATTAAACTATGATACCTATTAACCAATTTATTGAAGTGATAAAAAAACACGGAGCGTTAGGAGTTCTAACCTTATGGCTAACTTATACGCATTTTGAAGTACAAGACGTTAAAGAACGTCTTTATAACTGTTTAGATAGACAAACAGAAATTAATAGAAGTCCTATTAAAGAAAACAAACAGGAGCAACCAGCTACAACAAATGAGATAATAGGTGTACTTGAAACAAAAAAGCGTATATTAGCAAAAAAATAATTATGAAGCTAACAACTAACTTTAACTTGTCCGAGTTTAATAAGCATAATTTTACTATTACGGACACAATTTTTCAAAACATTTTTGAACTTGCGAAGAACTTACAAGTTTTAAGAGATGAGGTAAAGAAGCCTATTAAGATAACAAGCGGTTACAGAAACGCGGAGTTTAATAAGAAAATAAACGGCGCAAGTCAATCGCGCCATATTACGGGCGAAGCTGCTGATTTAAAAATTGAAGGGTACACACCGAAACAAGTAGCGGCAATAATTGAAAAGTTAATAGCTGCTGGCAAAATGAAACAAGGCGGTTTAGGTATTTATAGCACGTGGATTCATTACGACGTTCGTGGCACTGCTGCACGTTGGACTAAATAAAATAATTATGGCAAAGAAAAAAACAGTTAAAATAGATACGGATAACTTCGATCTAAATTTAGAAAAAGACGGTACTAACGTAAAGATTGACATCGACACGAAGAACTTAGACATTCAAGTAGTACGTGACGAAATAAACAAAGAGTTTAATTTAGACGGTAAAAATATAGATATTCACGTGAAGAAAACCCCCGAAGGCGTGGAGGTGAAAGTCGATGCCAAAGGGGTTCTTTGGAAAGCAATTGCTAAAAGAGTGGTAAAATTTATTTTAAGGCGTTTCAAAGTAGGAAAATAATTATTTATATTTGTACGCATTTCATACGATGCTTTGTTTAATTTATGAATGAAAGACCTTTACTTCGGTAGAGGTTTTTTTATTTATATGAAACTTTTTTTAAAATATTTCGTTAAAAAGATTGTTATATTAATTTTTTATATTAATTTAGCAGAAATATTTAAACAAATAATTATGAAAGACGCAATTAAAAAAGAAATTTTAGATCTACAAGAAGCTTGGAAAAAAGGTATTACGGGAATGAGTGTAAATGAATATACAAGCACATTGCACGAACTATATAAAAAGTTAAAAAAATAATTTAAACAAACATTATGGAAAAACGAACAGGAATTTTAATTAACTCAATAATTATTTTGTTGGGTGCTAACTACGAAAGCTATTTATTATTAACAGCTGGCGTATTATGTTTATCTTTAGTATTAATTTCTAAAAGTAAAAGAGATGAAGTCAAAAATTAAAAACGTGGTTAACACCTATTTTCCGCACCGTCCGAACGTAACATATTTAAAGCGTAAATGGATGAATAAAATTTGTCCTGAAGATAAAGGCGGATCGTTCAATGAAAAACTTTACAATGATTATTTAGACGCTATAATAAATTACACAAAATGAATTGGCAAATTAAGAAAAAACGGACAAAACGAGTTACAGTTACTTTCGAGTGGACTGAAAAAGGCGATTTAATATCTATTTTAAGCGATTTAAGCGCGTTAATTAGTTCAGGAGTAGAAACGTATCACAATCAAAAGAAAAGCATTCTAACGGCAGATAAATGGCACGAAATAGAATTTAGCCAAAAGTACGTGGATAAAATTCACGAAGAAGTAGAATCCGATATTAACGGAGAATTAAAATTAGTAATTAAAAGTAAGATATGAAGACAGCAGTAGAATTATTTAAGTTAAGACTAATTCAAAGGGGAATTGGATGTAGAGAGGAAGATTTTAAAGAAGCTAAAGAAATGGAATCCAAACAAGCACAAGAATATGCTGAATTTGCAATTAGATGTGATAGAAAAGATATGAAAATATTAAACTTTGATGGATATATTAAACTTAATTCAGAACAATGCAAATAACAAACCCAACACGTTTAGTCTTAGCATGGAAAGCTATGGCTTACACATTAAAATTTAATTAATATGAATGAAGAAGCAAAAATGGCTTTACTACTTTTCACAGTAGGAATAGTCTTAATAGGAATAGGATTAATAAAAAAATACGGACAAGATGAATAAACGAATGAAGAAACGCCGCAACTTGACACGGTTTAGAAACACGCCTTTAACAGTTAGAAATTTAAGAGTAGCAAAATACTGGAGAAGAAAATTAATAATAAAAACAATAAACAACGAATTCGATTAAATAAAAAAATTATGTTAGAAATTAAAGAAGAATTTAAGAAGTTAATACCGCCTTTAACGGTAGAAGAATTTAAGCAATTAGAACAAAATTGTTTAGACGAAGGAATTAGGGAAAAAATAATTACTTGGAACGGGTTTATAATTGACGGACATAACCGTTATGAGATAGCGACACGTTGGAATTTAGACTATCAAACCGAAAGTAAGTATTTTAAGAACGAAAACGATGTTAAAATTTGGATGATTGACAATCAAAACGGAAGACGAAATTTAACAGACGGCTGGAAATATAAATTACAGCAAAATAGAAAAGAAATACTTTTAGAAAAAGGTAAAGAAAAAATGTCATTAGGTGGTGAACTAAAAGAAGCTTTGTCAACTATTGACAAACCTTTACCAAAACATGACACACGAAAACAAATTGCAAAAGCACTTGATTGGAGTACTGGCAAAGTTGCAATGGCGGATATTGTATTTAAAAAAGCAACGCCCGAATTAGAAGAAAAGGTTTTGAATAATGAAGTTACAATAAACCAAGCTTACAAAGAAATTAAAAAAGAAGAAAAGAAAATTTTAACTGAAGAAAAAAAAGAAGAACAAAAGAAAATAATTGAAAGCATAACGAATATAAAACTAAAAGACATTGAAACTACTATTGAAAAAGGGTGGTATAAAGTAGGCAAACAATTTTTATATTTCGGTAGTAATACGGATAAAGAATTTATTGATAAGCTACCTAAAGCGAAATTTGCCTTTGCTGATCCACCGTATAATGCTGGAGTAGATAAATGGGATTTTGATTTTAAGTGGGAATTAGACTATTTAGAAAATTACGCTAATGTAGTAGCGGTAACACCAGGCGGCTGGAACGCGTGTAACTTTTATAAAGAAACTAATATGAATTACATTTGGGAAATGTTTTGCTGGATAACAAACGGAATGACGCACGGAAAATGCGGTTACGCAAATGTTATTAAGACTTCTATTTTCGGAAAAGTTAAGCCAAAAATATTGCAAGACTTCTGGAAAATCAATATAGATATTTCAAAAACCGAAGACACGAAGCACAAAGGAAGAAAGCCTTACGATTTCATGATTCATTTAATTGATTTGTTTACAAATGAAAATGATATTGTAATTGATGTTTTCGGTGGCAGCGGAACGACGATGTTAATGTGTGAACAAATGAATAGAATTAGTTATAATGCAGAAATAGACAAACAGTATTGTATAGATATTATTAAAAGAATAGGGAACTATGAACGGATTTAATACAAGAGCGAATAAATCAAAAGAATTATGTAATCATTTAATTGATTATTTAAAAAGCACAAATATTTCTTATTTTGAAAGCGGTTACGAATATTACAAACAATACAATAACGCACTAAAAATTTTAAAATACAATGATAATACTTCAAAATTCGTGAGATATTATCCTGATTTTACGATAGTTTTAAAAGATGTTTCCGCTTTAATTGAAGTAAAAAATTCTTCAGGTATTGAAAAAGAATGTTACGATAATTATTTATTTTTAGCTAAAACGTTGAATTTAAATATTTACTTGTTTTGTTTTAATAAAAAGTTGTGTAAACTTACGGATATTGTGTTTAAAAAAATTGATTCATTTGATAAAACGGCAAAGATGAATGTTCCTATTACAAACGAAGTCTGGAAAGAACCAAGAAAAATGAGTACAATTGATTACCAGGAATATTTAAAAGCATATAATTTTAGAACAAGCGGCTGTAGTTTTGCGTATATTGATTTTCAAAAAACTAAATTTTATGAAATTAACGTATTGAATAAGTTTAATTAAAAATAATTATTATATTTGTATTCAGTTCCGTCTCACACAATAGAACTTAAAGAAGTTATTAAAACTCTGTAATGAACGTGAAGTGAGACGCACGGGATTTGCAGGGTTTTTTTTATGACTTAATTTTTAGAAAATGGCAAAAGACAAAAAAGGATTTATTTTGTACGCTGATCAAAAAGCAATTTTTGAACAACTACCTAATGACAAAGCGGGTGAATTAATAAAGTTTATATTTTCATATGTAAACGATGAGAATCCAGTAACAGACGATTTAATTATTAAGTTAGGGTTTACACCTATTCAACAACAATTAAAAAGGGACTTGGTAAAGTACGAAGAAACTAAAGAAAAACGAAGTGAAGCTGGTAAAGCTGGTGCTAACAAAAGATGGCAAACAATAGCAAACGATAGCAAACGCATAAATGATATAGCAAAAATAGCTGATAATGTAAATGATAATGTTAAAGATAAAGAATATATAGATTTTCAAGCGTTGCTTGAGGTTATTAATTTTTCTTTTAGTAGAAAGTTTGAAATGATAAATGAGGTTACACAAAAGAAATTCAACAAGCTATTAAAAGACGGATATAAAAAACAAAATATTCTATTTGCTATAAAAAATTGTGCAAACGATACCTTTCATAAAGAAAATAATTATAAATATTGCACTCCTGATTATTTTGCAAGACCTAAAACAATTGATATGTACGGTAATGATTTACCAATTGGTATTGTAGAAGAAAAAAACGCAAACAACACTTTCGCATGGGACAGATAGACGGATTTAAAATAACTGAAACTTCAGATGTAATAGATAAAATATATAAACACCGAGATAATTACCACGTAAAGGGCAAGTATTTAGGATTTGAAGTAATGGATAAACACTATTCAATGAGTTTAGGTAATTGCACGGATTGGACGGGCTTTCCTATGAGTGGTAAAACGCAAGTATTAATGGAGTGTTTAATGAATACTTCTAAATTTTACGGTTGGAAACATTTAGTTTATTTTCCTGATGTAGGTAACAACGTTGAAATATTAGCCGATTTATTACACAAAAAAACGGGTAAAAGTTTTGATCCGAAAGCAAATAATACAATAACGGACGCTGAAATTACCCGTGAAATGGACTGGGTGCTAAATCATTTTAAGATATTAACACGAAAAGACACAAAAGGAAAAATAACACCAATTGACTTTTGGAAAATGGCAGTCGAATTAAAGTACGAAGAAGGATTACACACGGCTTCAATAGATAGCTGGAAAGACTTAAACCACGAATACGAAAAATACGGTGGTTACGCACAATATTTAGAATACGTTTTGCCTTTGAGAAATTATTTAGCTGAAGAAAATAACCTACATTTTCACACAATAATACACCCTAAACTAACGGAAAAGGAAAACGGTAAAAGAAACGCACCTACGCCGCATGATTTAAAGGGTGGTAGTGAATGGTTTAATTCAGGTAAATGCATGATAACAGTACACCGTGAAAACCCGAGTACGAACGAAGTACAAATTTATTTCAATAAGATTAAGCCACGATCTATTGGCGAAGTAGGGGAAATATTACTACGCTTTGATAAAAGTAAATTTGTGTATTACGTTGATGAATGGCAAGGTAACCAAAGTTTCAATAAGTACGCACAAGAAAAACACGAATCAAATAGTTTTCCCGTACGTAACCCTAATATTGTAAACGGAAAAGAATTACTTTCGTTTAGCGAACGAATGAAGCAAGGCGCATTTGAAGAATTAAAACCAATTGAAAACAAGGATGGCGAAATGACTATGCCGTTTTAAATTAAGAAATATGTTAGAAATGATAAAACGTAAAGCTGGTTTAAACGTAGTTTACTGGAAAATAAACAATACACTTGAGGAAATAAAGCAAAAAAGACCTGACCGAAAAGAACTGATTGAATCAATGGAAAAAAGTTTAACAGAAGTAGGCGAAGCGGTGCAATATTTAAACCACGTAGATAAAATGCTGATGGCTACGAATAGACGTAACCACGAATTAGAACTTGAAAACATAATGTTAAAACAAGAAAATAAAAGCCTAAAAATAAATGTAGAAAAATTAATTGAAGGTTTATGAAAACACGAAAATGCAAGTATTGTAAACAACCCTTTGAGCCTTCCGTGTTTTTACAAAAAAATTGCTTCGACCCTAATTGCGTAACTGAATGGATAAACGATGTAAAACAAAAGAACTGGCAAAAGAAAAAAGCGAAGTTAAAAGCCGATTTAATGACTATTCAGGACTATATAAAATTAGCGCAGCAAGTATTTAACAAATATATTCGTTTACGTGATGCTGGGAACGTTTGTATTTCGTGTCAAAAAAAGCCCTTAAAAGAAAATGCTGGACACTTCTACAATGCTAATAATCATTGGTCCGTACGTTTTGACGAACGCAACGTGCATTTACAATGCGAACACTGTAATACATTCCTTTCGGGTAACTTAATTTACTACCGTGAAAATCTATTGAAGAAAATAGGAATAGAAGAATTTGAGAATTTAAGCGCTGAAGCTACAAAAACACGAAAGTTTACGATCGAGGAACTAAAAGAAATTATAGCAACTTATAAAAAAAAATGTAAGGAAATAGAACTACATTAAAAAATTATATTAATTTTGAAACAATTAAACAAAGCACAATGATAAAAACTTTTGAAGAACACACCAGCGAATTAACAGCTGAAGAAATGCAAATTTTGCATTTAGTAGTAAACGGATTTAGACAGTACAAGAAAAACAATCCGATAAAAAGCGAATTAATAGTAACACGCATGAATCAGTATTTACAATACAACGGATATAAAATTAAAATGACTGGTCCGCGTTTACGTAAAATGGTTAACTACATACGTTCAAATGGCTTAATTCCTTTAATAGCTACTTCACAGGGATATTTTACAAGCGATTGTAAGCAAACTATCCTCGAACAAATAACAAGCCTTCAGGAACGCGCAAATTCAATTGAACGATGTGCGCAAGGATTAAAGAAATTTTTATGAAAGTAACGGATAAAATAGAAATAACAAACGAAGATAATATGTTATTAATGGCTCGCTACCCTGATAACTACTTTGATTTAGCGATAGTTGACCCGCCTTATGGGATAGGAGAAAATGGAAGCACTAATAAAACAAGAGGTAAATTGGCTAAAAGTAAAAATTACAAATCATTTGCTGGTGGAGATGTTTCAGCACCTAACAAAGAGTATTTTATTGAACTTAAAAGAGTAAGTAAAAATGTTATTATTTGGGGAGCTAATCATTTTATTGAAAATATACCTAATAAAAATTCAAGTTGTTGGATAGTGTGGGATAAAGTAAACGGAGAAACAGATTTTGCAGATAGTGAACTTGCATACACTACATTTAAAACAGCAGTTAGAAATTTTAGATTTCAATGGCAGGGAATGTTACAAGGTGACATGAAAAATAAAGAAACACGAATACACCCAACTCAAAAACCCGTAGCACTTTACAAATGGCTTCTTGACAAATACGCTCAACAAGGTAACAAAATACTTGATACGCATTTAGGCAGTGGCTCAATAGCAATAGCCTGCCATGATTACGGCTTTGAACTAACGGCTTGTGAATTAGATTTAGAATACTACGAAAAGGCGGTTGAACGAATAAACAACCACGTAGCACAATTAAAATTATTTTAAGTATTTTTTTTTAAAACTATTGTTATATTAAAAATTAATATTAAATTTGTAAAAATTAAACAAAGTTATTATGAAACATTTATTAAAAAGTCTGGCGGCGTTCCAGCAAGAAGTGAAAGTAATTCACAAGGCGACACAAGGGTACGGATATTCGTATGCTGATTTACCAAAGATTTTTGAAGAAATTAATCCATTAATGAAAAAACACGGATTAGGTTTCACGCAATTAATAAATACTAAAG